TGATTTAAATGTCAACGCTTAGGCTACTCTCACCCACAATTTAATTGTGCTGTGGGTTGTCTGGGTAGACTGTACAGTGAGACCTGCCCAAGAATTATCGTACTGTCCACTATACTGCTTAACATAGTTTCCAGTAAACGTGCCTTCATACGAAGCAATGTACTGTTTTGTGTACTGTCCTATATATGTCTTGGTGTATGTCTTGTTGAATACCCCTTCAAATGTACCAGTATATTGCTTGGTGTAGTATCCTTCAAAAATTTGAGAATATTGACCTTGATACAATTTTGTGTACTGGCCAATATATGCTTTCTCAAATTGGTTCAAGAATGTACCGTCGAACGTACCTTCATACTCTTTCGTGTACACTTTCAAGTACGTGCCACTGTATTGTCTTTGGAATGATCCTTCGAACGTTCCAGTGTACTGACCAAGGTAAGTCTTTGTATACTGACCAGTATACGTTCCTACCCAGACTTTCACGAAGTCGCCAATGTACGTACCTTCATAAGCCTTGTTGAAGGTTCCTTCAAATGAATTTCCAAACGACCCTTCATATGACTTAGTAAACTGTCTACTGTATTGCCCGGTATAACTCTTAATATAGTTACCTGTAAACGAGCCTTCGTACTGCTTAGTATAGTTGCCGAGATACGTTTTGTTGTAAGAGCCTTCATACTGTTTAGTAAACGTACCTTCGTATTCTTTGCTGTAGACTTTTAGATAAGTTCCGCTATACTGACGCTGGAAAGTACCCTCAAACAATCTGCTATACTGACCGACATAGCTCTTTGTAAATTGTCCAACGTATGCACCAACATACGTTTTGTTATAATATCCAGTAAAGGTGCCTTCATATTGCTTAGTAAATACGCCTTCGAATTGCTTAGTGAATGCCCCTTCAAACTGTCTACTGTACTGTCCAGTATAGCTCTTAACATAATTACCAAGGTACGTCTTATTAAATGTGCCTTCATAAATCTTATTGTATATGCCTAAGAACGTACCTTCATACTGCTTAGTGTAGTAGCCTGTAAACGATCCTTCATATTCCTTACTGTAAACTTTTAGATAAGTTCCGCTATATTGTCTCTGGAACGAACCTTCAAATGTTCCTGTATATTGGCCAATGTAAGTTTTCGTAAACTGTCTTGAGTAGACCCCTGTATAGGATTTTACAAAGTTTCCTGTAAACTGCCCAGCATATGATCTAGTGAACACTCCTTCAAACAATCTGCTGTAAGCGCCAACATAAGATTTAGTATACTGACCAGTGTAAACGCCTACATAAGTCTTCGTAAAGTTCTTATCAAACGAACCTTCATACTGCTTAGTGTATTGGCCAAGATATGTTTTAACATATGCCTTCTGCCATCTTGCTTGCCACTGCTTAGAGTACGTACCTGAATACACGCCTTGATATGCATGTGCACCTTCATATACGCCAACATAGTATCCAGTATAAATTCCAGAGTATGCTTTAGTATAAGTCTTGTTGTAGTAGCCAGTATAGTATCCAGTGTAATCACCAGCATATGTTCTTGAACCAGACCACAACTTAGCATATGCCTTAATGTACGCTACACTTATGTACGTCTTATTGAATGCACCTTCAAACGATCCAGTGTACTGACCATTGTAGGTTCTAGTACCCTCGTACTGACCTGCGTATGACTTGATATACTGGGGTGCGTAAGAACGGAGATAGTTTGTTGTGTATTGTCCTGTGTATGTTCTTGTACCAGCGTATGCTTTAGTATACGCTTTGTTGTATGTACCTTCGTACTGCTTTGTATAGAACCCTGTGTATGTTCGCGAACCTTGGTACTGCGCTGCAAACTGACCAGCGTAGTGCTTGCTGAAAGAACCTTGGTAAGACTTGAGATAGTGTTTGACATAGCTTTTCGTATACGCCCTATTATAGTTACCAACATAATTTTTAGTGAACACGCCTTCATACAAAGCGCTGTAAATGTTAATATAATTCTTTGCATACAGTCCAGTGTATACTGCCAGATACTGTTTGTTAAATGATCCTTCGTATTGTTTAGAGTACTGCTTAACAAAAGCGCCTTCATACAGTGCTGTGTATTGCTTATTGTACTGTCCTACGTAAACCTTTAAGAATAAGCCAGTGTACGTCTTTGCGTACTGCTTAGCATACACGCCTTCATAATTCTTAGCGTAGTTTGTAGTATAGGTACCAGCATATGCGCCTTCATAGTTTTTACTGAATTGACCTGAGTACGCACCTTCATAGTTCTTACTAAACTGGCCAGTATACGTACCGCCATAAGAACCAGTATAAACGCCTGCATACCCTTTGTTGTAAATCCCTTCATACGTCTTAGTATAGTTGGTACCATACGTTCCGCTATAATCCTTAGCGTAGTTTTTATTGTAATCACCAACATAGTTAGTTGCATACTGCTTGTTGTAGTTGGTTACATACGTTCCTGAGTAAGCGCCTTCGTAGTTCTTTGAGTAGTATCCAGTATATGCAGCACCGTAGTTTTTATTGTATGTGCCAGTAAACGTGCCTTCGTATTGTTTATTAAAGGCGCCAGTAAACTGTCGCGTATAATGTTTAACGTAACTCTTTAGATACTGCTTTAAATAATTTCTACCATACGTACCAGAAAACTGTCTAGCATAGTTTCCGCCGTAATTCTTTTGCCAGTTTACTGCATATGTTTTTGTCCAGTTCTTAGCATATACGCCAGTATAAGCTCTTACATAAGCTCCAGTGTATTGCTTAGCATAGTTAGTCGCATAGTATCCAGTATACTGACTTGCATAGTTTCCAGAATAATTCTTCGTGTAATTGATAGTGTAATCTTTATTATAATTACCAGTATACGAACCAGAGAACGTTCTAGAATAAATGCCGGTGTATTGTCTATTGTAATTGATTACATAATCTTTATTGTAGTTGCCAGTATACGAGCCAGAGAACAAGTTTTCATACAAACCTGTATATTGTCTGTTATAGTTGATAGTGTAATCTTTATTATAGTTACCAGTATAGGATCCACTAAACACTCTCTCATACAAACCAGTGTATTGTCTGTTATAATTGATTACATAATCTTTATTATAGTTGCCAGTATAGGCTCCGCTGAACGCTCTCTCATACAAACCAGTGTATTGTCTGGTGTAGTTAACTACATACTGTTTATCATAGTTTCCAGTATATGAGCCAGAGAAAGTTCTAGACCAAAGACCCGTGTAAGCTCTTTGATACGCAATTACATAATTCTTTGCATAGTTGGCACCGTAGTATCCAATATAAACGCCCGAATATGCACCAGCATAATTCTTCGTATAGTTTCTAACATAATCTCGGCTGTAGTTAGCTCCGTAGTATCCAGTGTATGTTCTATTATAGTACCCAATATATGTAGAGCCAAACTGACGGGCCCAGTTCTTTGCCCATGCTTTCTGGTATGCACCTACCCAGTTGCGGGCATATGTGCCAGTGTATTGCTTTAAGTAATTGGTACCATACTGTCTGTTAAAGTTGCCCGTAAACTGTCTCGCCCAAATTCTATCGTATACACCAACCCACGCTTTCTGCCAAATCTTAGTGTAGTTGCCTGAAAACGTTTTGTTATATAATCCGGTATAGCCTCGGCTGTAATACCCAACGTATTGTCTATCGTAGTTCTTAGTCCAGTTACCAGTCCAGTTCTTAGTGTAGTTTACGTTACCAGTATACTGAATAGTTCCACCGCCGCCAGCATAATTAGCGCTGTAGAAACCTGTAAAGGACTCTTCTAATTCTGGATCAAATACAGTACCACTCCATCCAGGACCAAGATAGTTAGTAGCAATATCGTTACTGTAGTTTACAGTGCCAACCCAGTTACCAATAAACACTCTGGTATAGTTGAGTGCGCCCTTTGCACCTGAGTTAAAGAACTGAGAATAATATCCAAGGAACGTGACTGATCTAGCATAGTTTGTTGCAGGACCTGTAAACTGTGCAGTGCGAGTGTAGTTGATTGCATAGTAGCCAATATATACTCTGTTGTATCTTCTAACCCAGTTACCTTGCCACGCTCTAGTCCACGTTTCAGCAACTTGTCTAACATAGTTGCCCGTGTAAATTCTATCATAGTTTACTAGGAACGTGCCAGTGTAGTAACCAGTAAAGTAACCTTCGAACAGGCGTTGATATGTTTTAGTCCACTGAACAAGATAGTTAGTGCCATAGGTACCAGAATAGTATCCAGTGTATGTGCCTGAATAAAATGCTTGAGAATGCTTTACCCATGCCTTTGTCCATTGAACTGTCCAGTTACCAGCCCACGCCCTTGTCCAGTCACCTGCCCAAGCCTTAGCAAACTGCTTGACGTAATTCTTCTGGTAGTTTGTTGCATAGTATCCCGTGTATGCACCTGTCCAGTTACCAGCCCACGCTTTACCAAACTGTCTAACGTAATCCTTGTTATAGTTTCTAGTGTATGTGCCAGAGAATTGTCTTTCATAGGCACCGGTCCACTGACGTTGCCATAACCCAGTATATGCCTTCTGATAGCTTGTACCATACGTTCCGCTAAACTGTCTATTATAAGCACCAGTCCACTGACGTTGGTATAATTTTACGTAATTCTTTTGATAATTGGTCGCATAGGTTCCACTAAACTGTCTATTATAAGCACCAGTCCATTGACGCTGATACAGCTTGACATAATTCTTTTGATAATTGGTAGCGTACGTACCACTAAACTGTTTATTATAAGCACCAGTCCATTGACGCTGATACAGCTTAACGTAATTCTTCTGATAGTTAGTCGCATACGTTCCGCTAAACTGTCTCTCATAAGCACCAGTCCATTGGCGCTGATACAACTTCACATAGTTCTTCTGATAGTTCCTTGCGTAGTACCCAGTATACACGCTTTCGTAAACACCAGCATAAGCCCTTTGATAGTTTGTGGTGTATTGACCAGTATACGTCTTATTGTATGTACCAGAGTACTGAGCACCATATGCTTTGTTCCATTGCTTCTGATAGTTTCTTGCATAGAACCCATCGAAGCCTTTTTCATATGCTCCAGTATATTGCTTGAGATACTGCTTACCGTAATTTCTGTTGTAGTTTATTGAAAATGTTCTAGCATATACGCCAGAATATGTTTTATTATAAAGTCCAACATATTGGCCTACGTACGCTTTGGTCCAGATTTTCTGGTAAGTACCTGCATATTGCTTCTGCCAGTTTCTAGCATAAATTCCAGTATATGCTTTTTGGTATGTCTTGGTATAATGCTTTGTCCAGTTAGTCTGGTACAGCTTAGTATAGTTTCTAACATACAAGCCAGTATACTGCTTAAGATATTGTTTGTTCCACTGACCTACTCCAGCATATGCTTTCTGATACTGCTTAACCCATGAACCAATGTATTGCTTGGTATAGTGCTTGACAAAGTTAGCTGAATATTCTTTAGTCCAATTGCTTACGTACGTCTTTGTCCACAGACGATCAAACTGACCTACATAAGTTTTCTGGTAGGCTTTAGTGTAAACGCCTACATACGTCTTAGTATAATTCTTAGTGTAGTTTCCAGCATACTCTCTAATGTAGGCTGTCTGATATGCCTTAGCATATGCTCCTACATAAGCAGTTTGATAGTTTCCAGTATATTCTCTGGTGTAATTCTGATTGTAGGTTTTAGCGTAGTTTTTATTAAATACACCAACAAACGTTCCGTGCAGGAAGTATCGTATACTGACCGGTGTACGACTTAATGTAATTGGTCGTATACTGACCATTGTACGTTCGCGTTCCTTCATACTGTTTAGAGTACACCCTCTGGTAATTAATACCAGCATACGCCTTATTAAAGTATCCTGTATATTGGCCCGTGTAAGTTCTAGAACCTGAGAACTGTCTTGAAAATTGACCGATGTATGTTTTTACCCAGTTGCCAACATATGCCTTCTGATACTGATCTGCATACTGCCCAGCAAACGTGCGTGAGCCCGAGTATACTCCTTCATACGTGCCTTCATATGTCTTGACATAGTCTTTGGTGTAGGTGCCTTCGTAATTGCCGGCAAACACGCCTTCAAACTGTCTGACGCCGGTACTGTTTTGTAAAGATGCCAGTAAATGTGCCTTCATATTGACCAACATACGCCTTTGTGTATGAGCCAGAGAACTGTCTTGAATAAGTTTTGTTAAAGACGCCAGTAAACGATCCCTCGTACTGCTTATTAAATGCACCTTCGAACTGACGGCTGTATTGGCCAGTGTATGATTTTAGATACGTACCGACATACTGACCAGTATATTGCTTTACATAAATTCCAGAATACACGCCAACGTATGTTTTTGTAAACTGTTTGTTAAACGCGCCTTCGTATGATTTTGTGTACTGGCCAGTGTAAGTCTTTACAAAGTTGCCTAGATACGTTTTATTGAATACACCTTCAAACGTGCCCGTAAACAGTCCAAGGAACGTCCCAGTATATTGACCAACGTAAGCCTTTGTGTACTGACCAGTATAGTTTCCTACATACGTCTTAGTGTAGTTGCCAAGAAACGTTCGTTGATATTGTTTCGTGAAAACGCCTTCAAACGTTCCTTCATACTGACCGGTATATGATTTTAGATATGTTCCGACGTATTGGCCTGTGTACTGTTTAATGTAAATTCCAACATACGCCTTTTCATATTGACCAGTGTATGTTTTAGTATAATTTCCAATGTACAGTTTTTCATATTGACCAACGTAAACGCCAGTATATGTTTTATTAAACACGCCCTCAAACGTACCAGTATACTGTTTAGTGTATACACCTAAGAACGTGTTGTCATATATGCCTGTGTACGTCTTAATATACGTACCAGTAAATGCTCTGGAATACGTATCAGTAAAATATCCAGTAAACGTTCCTTCATATTGTTTCGTGAACGATCCTTCAAACTGGCGGCTATACTGACCAGTATAAGACTTTAGATAAGTTCCGACCCATTGACCAACGTATTGTTTTGTATAGATGCCAGTGTAGGTACCTACAAACGAACCTTCATACTGCTTGAGGAAAGTTCCTTCATATTGCTTTTCGTAGTTACCAGTAAATGTGCCTTCATATTGGCCAACATAGGTTTTGGTAAACTGTCTACTATACTGTCCTGTATAGGACTTTATGTAATCCTTGGTAAACGAACCTTCGTAATTCTTTTCCCATGCGTGAGTGTAGACGCCAGTATATACGCCAGTATATGTTTTATTGTACAGTCCAACGTAAGTTGCACCGTAAGAAGAATCTGTTACATTGTATCGAGTGTCAGTGATGGTGCCACGTTCTTCCCACGTTTCTCCAGGGCCAGCTGGATTAGACGCAGACAGCTTATACTGACCAATTCCTGTACTTGATATTTGATTTCTTAGTCTTGCAGTTAGTGTCTTAATGTCTGCATCAGACATTTCTCTGATGCTACTAGTGTTGTACAGTTTAGCAGGTCGAGTAGTAGAAGGAGCAGATACACCCTTTGTCTTTCTCAACAAATAGTATACAGTCGATCCAGTAGTATTAGTAGAGAACTGCGAATCAGTTATTGTAGATCCAGTGTTAGTATACAGATCTGAGTCTGGATTCGATGAAGCAATTATGTATGATCCTAGACCATTTGCAACCAAATTAGATAGTGCACGGTCAATCAGCACATCGTTAAGGTTGTTACTATGCTCTGCAGCATACCCATTGTCGTCAATGAATAACGGATACACCATTGACGATTCAGATGCAGATGACAGATTTTGTCTCAGTGTGTACGTAGTAGTTGCTGTGGTATAAGGACCGGGATGATCTCCTACTGCGGATGCATCAGTGTATTTGGTATCGTCAAACGTTCCCGCATCGGTGCCTTGGCCACCGATGTTAATGGTTCCCTCAATGTTACTGGTATCAGTAGCGAACTGTGTCAGGATCTGATGAACCGCATAGTCCATCTCTGTGTCGGTCATCTCCTGTAAGCCAAGAAATGTTCCTCCACCAGTTGCTTTGATTCTTAAAGGGTTACCCATGTACTATTAAGCCTTATATTTGAATGCTGCGTCGCCGTATACGTTTCCAGTATTTATAAATGTTACTCTAGCCGCACTATAACCTTTAATAGCTGACCCGGGTAAACCACCATCTCCTGATTGCGCATATTGCGAGTAATTAGTGCCGGGATTAGTTTCATCTTGTGAGCTATCCTCACTAGTAAAACCTCCTGCTCCAATACCAGCTTGACCTAATAGTCCTCCATCTCCCCCATGTATTCCGTAATGTACCGCAGAATTCGTACCATTAATTTTGCTAGACGATTCTGTAATATATGTAACAAAAGTTCCTCGATGATATCCAGCACCAAATCCACCTTTACCTCCAGCTAATGTAGCGGAAGAACCGTTGATGGGATATCCACCGCCGCCACCGCCACCACCGCCGCCGGCGATAGTACCATAGTTCTCAATGTAAAGATCAACATCACCATCCATCTTGATAGCATGGCCACCATATGAACCGGACGTACCAAGTCTAGTTGTCGTGTTGACTCCGCCCTGTCTACCTGAAGATCCAATGATGCCGCCACCATCTTCAACTTTAATTTTGACTTTATGTCTGAACTCACCCCTCACCAGGTTGAGCGTTGTAAGATCGAGTGCAACATTAGCAGTATCTTGTGTAACACTAGTTAAGGCACCTGTCTGATTGTTACCAAACATAAACGTGCCTGCAGCAATATTGATTTCTAAATGCTGTGGTCTACTACCAGGTGACTTGCCTAATGCTTCTAATTCTGTTCTTACATTATAATTGAAAGTGTTAGATGTAATGTTAATCACCGAGCGTTCATATCCAACGTGCGCTGTTTTCCACTCATCGTTTTCTTTAACACGAACAGCAATGATTTCTTTCCACTCGTCGTTTTGTTTTACTCTGAGCGTTTTAACTTGCTTGAACTCATCTCCTTCTTTGACCTTAGTAACAACGCCAGCAGTCAATTCTCCAGACTTAGTGTTTGCTACATCTGTCGTTTTGATATATGATTTGTTATATCCTACTAGGCCTTCATACGAATTCGTGTAGTAGATGTTACCGTTGTAAGCCAGAGTTGGAGCAGGACCAGCATATACGCCGCCATAGCTCTTAGTGTATTGACCAAGATAGGTTTTAGTATAAGTGCCAACATAAGCCTTCTCATACAGCTTACCGTAGTCTTTTGTAAACGCACCTTCGAATTGTTGATCAAACGCTCCAGTAAATGACCCTTCGTATTGACCAAGGTATGTTGCCGTATACAGACCAATGTATGTTTTTGTATATTGGCCAGTGTATGTTTTTGTGTATCCTTTTAGATAGCTCTTATCATATGTTCCTGTGTACAGACCAGTGTACTGCGCATTAAACAAACCGCTAAACAGTCTTGAGAACGTGCCCACAGTTTTACCGTTGTACGTTTGGGGTCCTTCAAATAAGTTCGAATACACACCTTCCCACTGCTGTATAAAGAATCCTTCATACTGCTTCGTATAAATGCCTGTGTAGGTTCCCTCATATACACCAACGTACGTTTTAGTGTAAACGCCTTCGTATTCTTTTTGATAGTTTTTAGTAAAGTATCCTGTGAACGAGCCTTCATACTGTTTAGTAAACTGACGAGAGTAAGTACCTTGCCAGTAGCCAATATAATCTCTGCTACCAGCATACGCTTTCTGATATTGCTTATCCCAGTTCTTATGATAACCGCCAGACCAGTTTTTAACATAAGCGCCAATATAATCTCGGCGATAGTTAATATTGTATTGCTTTAAGTATTGGCGCAAGTATACGCCAGTATACGCTCCAGTATAAACACCAGCCCACACCTTACCATATGCGTCAGTGTAGTTTTCAGTGTACTGTTTGTTAAAGAATCCAGTCCAGTTTCTCTGATATGTTTTAGTGTAGGAACCAGCATACACACCAGTGTACACGTTTTGCCAAACACCACCATAAAACTTTTGATATTGTCTGGTGTAGTTGGTGGCATAATTCTTATTATATGTTCCTTGGTATGTTCCATCAAACGTACCAGTGTACTGCTTACCATATTGGTCCGCATATGTCTTAACATACGAACCTTGCCACTGCTTATCGTAGTTGCCAGTGTACGCTCCGGAATATTGTTTAGTAAATTGGCCCGCGTAGTTTTTCGCATATTGCTGTTGCCAGATGCCTAAGAAGTGCCTTGTCCAAGATGCAGCGCCTAGATAATTAGTACCAAAATATACTAGTCCTTGATAAATATCTTCGAAGTCATCTGATTGGAAGTATCCTACTCTAGCATAAGTAGGAGCTCCGGCCCAGTTTCTTGTATTAGCACCTTCATATTGTCCAGCCCACAGTCCTGTATATGAAGAGCCACCTGAGTACGCTGAAGCATAAGATCCAGCGTACTGCGAAGCATACGCACCAGTCCAGTTTCTCTGATATCTTTTAGTGTATTGACCGACGTATGCTCTATCGAATGTACCTGACCACAATTTGGCATATGCGCCTGCATATGTTCCGGTCCACTGACCTACATATGCCTTCTGCCAAATTTTACCATATTGCTTAGCATACTGTCTAGTCCAATAACCAGTATAATTCTTATTATAATCGCCTGAGAATGTGCCAGCATACTGTTTATTGTAGTCGCCGACGAAAACACGGTTGTAGGTCTTTTGATATGCTTTCTGCCAAATCTTGGAATAGCTGTTACCAAAGTACCCAGTATAGTCACCAGAATACTCGCCCGAATATTGTCTTTCGTAATTCGTGCCCCAGTGCTTCTCAAAGTTTTTCTGAAACTGGCCTTCATATGATTTCTGGTATGCTTTATTCCAAACTTTGATATAACGCTTAGTATAGTTTCTAGTATAGAAGCCATCGAAAGTAGCGTATGATTGATAAGTTCCTGTAAAGTATCCAGTATACTGCTTATCAAACAACTTAGTGTATACGCCTTCATACTCTTTCTGATAATTCTTAGTGAAGTATCCAGTATAGTCCTTAGTGTAGTAACCAGTGTAGTATCCTGTGTACGTACCTTCGTAAGCCTTTTCGAATTGACGACTGTATATACCAATTCCGTCTCTTGCAAACTGACCGGTGAAAGAACCACCATATTGTGTGTTGTAAGGACCGCCAGAGAAGTTGCCTTGATATTGACCTTCCCATTGCTTTGCCCACTGCTGCGAGTATGTGCCGGTGTATGTCTTTACGTACGCTTTAGTATACGTCTTATTAAAGTATCCTGTATACTGTTTATCAAATGCGCCTTCATAGCTCTTATTGAAAAAGCCCGTAAACTGTCTTGAGTAAATTCCAATGAAGGTACCAGTATACTGACCGAGGTAGACCTTTGTCCATATCTTACCATACTGCTTGGTATAAACGCCCTCATAATCTTTGTTGAAGAATCCTGTGTATGTCTTGACGTACCCGCCCACGTACAAAAGCGTAGGCGTGACGGTATTGAGTCCAGCATAAGAATGCGTGAAATCTCTTGTCGTAGTACCTAGGTACGTTTTTGCGTAGTTAATTGTTGCCACCAGGCTCTCCTAATTAAAGAGTCTGATACCAGATGTCTCCATCGTTGCCTATAGTGTCATCATCTGGAGCACTAGTAGAGATGTAGAGTTTTTGGTTGGGCGCATGCTCGAATGTTCCAGATCCCTCTGAATTAGCTGCAGCGTAAGTCACGCCCGTGACGTTAATACTTGCTTCTGAAGCAGCAGTTACTCTTCCTTTATCATCAACGGTGAAGGAAGCTAACTGTGTATTATTGGACGTATAATCGGCTGCTGTTACGCCAGAATCGTGCAATGCATCATTTGCTACAAGGCCGTCAGTACCAACGACTACGTTAGCATTGTGTAAAATTTGATCAGCCATTGTCTACTTCGCGCCTCCCTTCTAACTCTTTTACTCTACCAGATAACTCTTTGACGGCTTCAATGAGGAGCGGTATCAAGCTATTGTAGTGTACTGTTCTGTATCCACGGCTATTTATGTTTACAGCGTGAGGTAGGATTTGTTCAATCTCTTGAGCAATTACACCGTACTCTTTCTTGCCAACTCTTTCATCTTGAATGTTCTGATTCCATTCAAATTCATAACCGCTAACTTGTTCTATTTTACTCAAAGCCGTATCAATAATCAACAAGTTTTCTTTCAAAAGTTTGTCGGAAGATTGAGCAGCTACGATGTCATCTCTAGCATAGATGTTATCTGCAACAACGTACGATGCAGTACTGTTAGTAAATGCAGAGCAGTTGATTGTTGAGTTTCCTACTAGCACTTTATCTGCTAGGTGAGCTTCTCCCCATTGGTTACTTGTTGTACCAAGGTCTCTAGATGTTGCATCAGGAATGAAGTGAGTGTTAACAACAGCGTTAGCCATGTTAACGGTCACTCTATCATTACCGTTACCAATCTTAATTGAGTTGTTTGCTCCACCGTCTGTTGCAGCACCTGTAAATTCTGCTTTATTAGTTACAGTCAAAGTAGCTGCTGTGGTAGTGTCTGTAGTCAGAGTCGTATCACTTGGTAATGTAGCAGAACCTGTGATTTCTAGATCTGCGGCTTGTAACTTACCTGTTTCAAATTTAACTTGAGTTGAATTTGAAGAAAGGTTTGCATAAACTGTGCTGTTACCGAAATTGACTGTTGCATCTTCAAAGCTAGAAGAACTTCTAACTCTTAATGTGTATGTGTTTGCTTCACCAGATGAAGACGTACCAATATCAAGATCGCCTTCACCGATCAAATCACCTTCTACAGTAAGATTCTCACCAATGGTACCAGACTTTGCAACACCTAATCCACCTGCTGTTGTTATTGCGCCAGTAGTATTTGAAGTGCTGTTTGTTGTGGAATCAACATCTAGCGATCCACCAATCAACGCATTGCCAGATGAATTAATTGCCGCAGCAGCAAGGTTCCATCTTCTATCAGCATGTCCTAGAGCAACATCATTTGCATTAGGCTCTAGGCTTGCATCTACCTGAGCGTTAATCGTGATTGTATCATCTGCAGCACTACCAAGATCCAAGCTACCGTTAAATGTAGCGGTACCTTCAACAGTCAAAGTACTGTCAAAGTCTACAGCACCTGTTGCACCAAGAGTTGCTAGATTGGAGTGACCAGTAACATTAGCGCTTGCGGCTTTCATATTACCTTCAAGCACCGAATCGCTTCTTACTCTCAATGTATAAGTGTTAGCTTCACCAGACGTAGTGTTACCTACATCTACTCTTGAACCACCTATTGCTAGTCGAGCAGTACCAGTAACGTTAGCTGAAGCTTCTGCAACAAAGTCGCCACCAATATACGCTTTCTTTGCAACGCCTATACCGCCAGAGAATTTACCTGAACCGGTTGTTTTGCTAGACGATTGCGTGGCGTCGGTCACTGTTACGTTGCCGCTAAAATGTCCTGTTTTTGCGCTTAGGACCCATCTATGATCCCCGTCTCCTAAAGAAACGTTGTTGCCATGTAGCGGAAGAAGACCGATAGTGCTGTTACCCACTGCTGATCTAACTACCAATCTATCTACAGCAACTGTAGCAGTTGGAACAGTGTTACCAATTATTACTCTGCGATTAGCACCTCCGTTCCAGGTCTCTGCTCGGATAGATGTCGTCGTAGAGTTAGAAACGCTAAAATCAAGACCTACGTTGGCACTTCCTGAGATGTTTGCATAGCCATCAACTGTTGCATTTTCAGAAACAGTTAGCAGTCTGGTTCTTGAGTTGTCAGCATTCAAGTTCCATTTTAACGATGTTGATCCTAAATCTCTACTGTTTGTAGAGTTAGCAGTTTCGTCAGGTAAGAACGATGTATTCGCCCTTCCTTTAATTTGAATAATATCTGTAGCTGCGTCACCTAAGATGACACCGCCTTTAATGTCTGTGTTACCGTGAACAGTAAGGTCTTCGCCTACCGTTGCAGATTTAGCAATACCCGCACCACCTGAAACTATAATACTACCAGTAGTATTTGAAGTGCTGTTTGTTGTGTCTTCGAACGTTGCTGCACCAGACACTGCAAGAGTACTATTAAGATCCGTTGCACCTTCAGCTTGTAATGTACCATCAGTGAACACGGCTGTTGTGGATATAGATGTATTGGTGGTCGAGTTACCAACGATAATTGAATTGTCCTTGATAACGACTTCAGTATCTGATCCATCGCCGACTGCAATTGCTGTAGTATTAGCGTGAACATCAGCGCCAACATTTAGCTGTACCGTTACGTTAGCTGTTCCAGTAATGTGAGCGTCACTCTTAGCTCTAAACAAACCATCAACGTTTGCTGTTGATTGGAACAAAGCTGAACTTACTACATCTAGCTCTCCTGCTACATCAGCGTTTCCTTCTACATCAAGATTCTCACCAATTGTTACTGTTTTGGCAATACCTGCACCACCGCTTACAACCAATGCGCCAGTTGTATTGGATGTGCTGTCAGTAGTGTCTTCTACAGTCGTGACACCAGCAACATCTAATGTATCATTAAGGTCCGTGGCACCTTCGACAGTCAACGTTCCGTCAGTATCAATGTTACCCGTCTGAGCGTCAATTGCACAGTTTGTTGTTGAGTCTCCGACGTAGATATCATCTTGGAATTCAGAAGTACCTTGAACCTGAAGAGTGCTCTCTAGGGTGGTCGCTCCAGCTACATCAAGCGTGCTATTAAGATCAGAAGCACCAGCAACAGTTAATGTTCCATCTGTATCGATGTTTCCTTCTGTAGAGATGTGGGCGTTTGCTGTAGAGTTACCGACTGTTAGAGAACCGTCTACTTGAGCGGATCCGTCTACGTTAATATCGGAATCGAAATCTGCGTCTTTTTGTACGTTAAGTTTGTCAGTTAAAACTGTGTTAGAGTTAACTGTAAGTAGATCTGAGTTAGCATCACCAATGTTAACGCCAGTACTTGTGATGTTTACGTTCGTAGTCGATATGGTTGCATTGGCACCAGAAATGTTTACATCAGGTGCGTTAATGTCAACTAATGTAGCACTATCAATATCTACTGTTGCAGAATCAATATCCAGAGTAGTACCATTGATATTTGTTGTTGTAGAATCTAGATTAGCTGTAGTACCTGCAATGTTTACAGTAGTTGAATTAATATCAGTTAGCGTATTATCAATGTCAATGTCGCTATCAAAATCATTAAGCGTAGCTTCAGACTTAAACAGTGAAGCCGAGCTATTAATGATAACTTGATCTGCACCAATGTTTAAATCTTCTGAATCTTCTGTGATATTAATGTTAGCAGTGAAGACAGTGTTCGAGTCTACATTGAACTCGCCCGCTGTAGTGTTGCCGTTAATATGAACATTACCAGCATTAATGGTTGTCAGATCATTGTCAATATCTACGTTGCTGTTAAAGTCATTTAGAGTTGCCTCTGACTTAAACAACGATGCAGAAGAATTAATAAACACCTCGTCGGCGCCAATATTGACATCTAAAGCATCTTCGGTGATATTAACATTAGCAGTGAACGTTGTGTTAGAGTCTACATTAAGCTCGCCAGCAGTAGTATTGCCTTGAATGGTAACGTTGCCAGAATTGATAGTAACCAAATCATTATCAATATCAACGTTAGCATTAACGTCCATGATAGTATTGAAAATGTTTACGCCAGCGTTTGATTCAAAGATATCAGCAGTTGTGTTTACAGTAACGTGAGTGTTATCAGAATTAGAAGTTAACTGGAAACCAACGTTAGTTACAAATACGTTAGACTGGGCATGAATAATCGAAGTGTTGTTGCCGTCATCCACGAACACAGCATTCGTTGAAATGACTAGGTTAGCCTGCGGAGACCTAGTTCCGTAATGAGTAACGTTACCAATAGCACCGCCAATCTCATCAAATACGATCAGCGTATTAGATCCAAAATAACCGTTTACATAACCATTACCAACAGTCTCAGCTCCTTGAGTATTATTAGTAGGAGCTGTAGTAACCACATACTTTTCCATGTCGTATGTAATTCTGTTTGTAAGATCAACCCACTCTCTAAATGTATCAGATGAGGGGGTAATGTTGGCACTGGTATAACTATTACTGGACACTATTTCCTCCTAAGGCCCTCAGCATACTTTTGATCTCACTCATATCGTTCTTCAGATCATCGAGCTCTTGACCTAACGAATCAATTCGTTGAGCTCTCTTGCGTTGCTCCTTATACTGAGCATATGCTGCTACATCATTATTTATAAGTGCCATGCTAGATGGATCTCTTAGGAACTTTTGATCTTCTGTTTCAATTAGTATTTTCTTTTTCATTATAACGACACCGCTATTGCTCTGTAATCTTGAATGTAAGGATTGTAGAATGTAGAAGTTGCAGTCATCACAATCTTTATTGCAAGATACTTATATCCAACGTGCTTGACTTGGTTAGAGTCATAGTATACGACTTCAAACTCTTCTTCGGGATCTCTAAACGCCTGTCCCACATGCGTAGAATCCACTTTTGAAATCACACTTCCAATTGTGCTAAACGGAGCTGTGTCAGCTAACGTCATTGAAGTTCCACTAGCAATTGCTGTTACGACACTGATAAAGTAGTCTGTTTGATCGTTCGTATCTATAATCTTAACTAGATCACCAACGCTTAGATCATTAGAGTAATCAGTACCTTCACCAGTGACCGTAGCAGAACCACTAGTCATGATAGCTTTACCGTCAATCACAGTGGTATCAGGCGTATCTACAAATTCAAATTCATATTCGACAACATCGCCTCTATCTGATGTAGAGCTAATCTTATCTTTGTTGATACCTGTTCTCTGAAGCAATGACCAATTCTTATCTTCAAATCCATCAGAATCTTCAGCGTTCATGATCTTAGCATAAACATGAACATCCGTACCAGCTGGCTTATATGCATTAAGAATTACCCTAATGTCTTCTGCATCAAGGCCTTCTGCAAGCTCAATTGTTCTTGACACATACTTAGCCAATGCAGATCCTTCGTCAGTAACATGCTCGTCTGTTCTGTCGTTGTTGATCAAGTTTTCATAAATCAACATTTCCTGAGATTGGAGATCAATACAACCGGCATTGAACCAGTTATCCGCAGTAAGTGCATGTCTAATGTTTATGGATTTCTCACCGCTGTTGTTTTCAATCTCATTTGATCTACTCATAACTTTGATTGGCTTAGGACTGTAATATCTATCATTCAAAGCCATCAAGTTGTATGGAGCATCTCCAGAAGTATCGCTGCGCTTTGCTTTAATTTGAGTGTTAATTTCTGCACCGTTAGGAATGTTTCTATACATTCTTGGTTCGAGATAACTTATGTTAGTATCAACAACCTCATTAATTGTAGCATTAGCGTTTGAGTCACATCCAATGACCACGTCATCATTAGCAAATAAGAACGTGCTGTTAGTTGCACTACTATCGTTTACCATTATTGTGCTTGTGTTGGGATCAATCTGTGTAAACTCAGCACACGGCGTGAAGATGACGTTAGCATTAAAGGTGCTGTTGCTGCTAAACTTAGGTGACCCTCTCAATACCAGATGACTTGAGTTTGATACAGAATCAACCTCGACAACATCATAAGCAGTGTTGTCGGATGGGCCGAGCGCCACTACAATTCTACTACCAGCGCCAAGACCTGTTATCGAAGTGAAGTCGATAGGATTGGTAGTAGTGGCTGTAACAATATTATTACCTTTAGTGACCTTTACGCCACCAGCAGAATTAGCCGCTAGCTTAAACACTTCTTCACCAGGAGTGAAGTTGCCATTAATGTTGGTTGTGTTAGATTGAAGGAACTCGATATCTTCGTTCTCTAGAACAACCTGAGCATCCTGTGTAACAAACCAAGCACTGAACAATCTAAACTTAAGGTCTTCATCGACATATTCGGTCCATGTTCTGTTGTTTGTTGATAAGAACATTGTACCGGTTCCCCAGTCTTGATTGTTGGTAACATTTGTTCTTAAATCTCTTTCACCTGCCTTTGCTGTGTACACTTTGTACTCAGGACTGTTACCATCAGGAAGAATTACAACACAGTACTCTCTACCAGCCTGAACGGATACTGGCGATCTAAACGTAAACGTCGTACCAGTACGGCCGTTAGAGCTAGTATTGATTCTACTTGAGCTCAAATGAACTCTACTGAATGGCAGCACTTTAGGTCCAGGAACCCCGTTTACAGTCTCTCTAATTTCAATCTTACATCCTCTTCTTCTGTCTTTATTTGAGAAGAAGATTTCGATGCCTGTTAGATAACCGCCATCAGCATTACCGAATGTTGAAGGATCTAAAAGGAACGTCTGTGCTAACGGATCCATACCATCTTCCCACAAATCATCACGGCCCCTTCTATCTTCATTCATTCTTGGAGGCGGCATGGTCACAGGAGGCGTTTGAGGCACTGGCTGTTCAATTGGCGGTGGTAAAGCAACCGACCCTTCACCATCTTGGAACGATGGTGTAGGCGTAGGTACCGGTACAGGTGTTGGTACTGGAACTATCACGTCTACCGGTACTGGTACTGGCAGAGGCACGACAGGTCCAGGAGTCTCGATAATAACGGGCGGTCCAGGAATAGTTGGCCCAGGAACTTCGACAGGTATTGGGTTAGGCACAGGTACCGGAATCTCAGGTCCTGGAATAAACACAGGTACATCAGGTCCTGGTACTGGCACTGGAACGTCTACTGGAACAGGAACCTCAATATGATTTTCAATAACAGTCACTTCAGCAGGTGGAAGTGGAGTAATTACTTGCTCACTTGTCGTAGAAGTAGTTGTCTTTGTTGTTGTCTTTGTTGATGCGCTAGGAACAGCTGCTCTTGTGGAGGTGATAATATCACCTTTTTTAACTGTGAAGTTATAACAGTTGAATCTAGCGTTCGCAATAGAAACCGCATCCTCTGATAGCTGATTGCTGTTTTGAACGTCAGCAATAACAAACTCACGCTCGCCTGCAAAGAATCTGTTCGCAGGAACTCTGAACACACCAGTGATAGTGCCGCTTGCATCAGAGGTCAGAGCATCACCAAATGCGCCTGATCTATGAATGAGTCTTCTTCTACGAGAACTTGAGAATCTATCTTCAACTCTGATTGAGTCAACACCGTTAACTTTTCTTGCACCAGAACAATGAGTTGTTACGTTTTCGCCATCAAAGAATACGTAGTGTCTCATACCAGGTCTCAATCCAGTAGCTTCAAATCTAATAGTAGTACCAGGAATGTATGGTTGGAACGACAGATCCGTAACAAAGTCACCGACTCTTTTAGTCGTGGTTCTTGCGCGAGCGCTAAGTTGTGTAGTAGTTTGCTTGATTTGTTGTTGTTTAACAATTTCAACAGTATTAGTGACTTGTGTATCACTTGGCACAGACGATACAACTTTAGTTGTAGTCGATTCAGATACAACCTCAGAAGAAGTCATTTGTTGAGGCGCGACTTTGTTAAGCTCTTCAATAAGTGCTAATGTACTACTAGCAGTATCAATATCAATTTGTACTGCAGCCTCTGGCGCCTTGACGTTATCGACGCCTGCAAGATAGTCTGGGAACAATTCAACTGTTCCGTTGTATTGCCACAGAGCAGTTGTTACTGCTCTATCTCTTGTAGCTCTAATTTGCTGCGTGATAATTCTGTTTCTATATCTTGGGAACACGAGGTCATTGGATCTCGTGATCTTATTGCCGTTTTTGAACTGCAACGGTATAGAATAGTTTTCAAATCTAGACACCAACAAATCTCGTGCTGCATCAAAACCAGCCTTGAACTCGGTGTTGAGAGGGTTACCAGCAGTAAACGAACTGAAGTTGTCTACAATGAAACCGTTCTTAAATCTGTTAGTTGTCGGATCAGTTCTTCCTGGAATTGGCTTCTCAGAAGTTAGCTTTTCAAGAAGATTCAGCGAAGAGTAATATTCCAGATTGGTGACACGTTGATCAATCGATCTAATGTCTTCCATAGTATATCTTCTAAGCTGAGTTGCTTTGATTATAACACCTAGATCCGGTCTCTTATAATATCTTGCATCTGGTTGTGCAAGTGATGGGTATACAGGTACATCAATAGTAGCAAGCTGCATAGCTCTATCTGGGATAGGCGGCAGCTGCGGGAATGCACTCGGTGTTCCTTTAACAATTACAAATTTGTTTGCTTGAATTACTAGTCTATCTTTTCTAGGAAGATAGAACTCAGTGTCTCCAATGAAGTTTGTATCTGGAGCTGGAATCTTACTAGGTTCGTTGATTCGTTCGTCAGATGATGGATTAACCGTTGCAACACCAGAACTCAAATTTGCTTCTTCTACAGCAGTGTTAGCTACTTCAGGTCTAAAGTCAAGACAATCTCTTAGACTAAACTCTTTACCAGATTTGCGTGAAACGTAAATTGGAATTTCTTGAGTAGTTACGGCAGCCGTGTTTGCTGTATTAGCATCATCAACAGGATAGGAATTTACAGAGAAGAATCCTTGACCCGTTCCCTTTAGGAAGTGTCTAAATCTTACAATAAACTGATCGCCAGCAGCAATAGACAACGATGCGCCAGGCTTTCTTCTTAGCTTACTTAAACCGTAACGATTGTCATGTTGACCGTTATCTAGTCTAAATTGATCAGTTACGTCTGTTCCAGACGTTGCAATAGAAGCAAAGTTAGAAGAGTTTGCTGTGTCAGCGCCACTACCTTTATACACAGACACCAACTCAAACCCGTCAACGACACCGAGGTTCCAAGGTCCAGTAGTACCACCATCGTTACTATCAACGTCAATCGCTACTTCAGTAGTACCTACTGTTTTTAGGGTTCTATTTGCGTTCTCTTCTTTGACGTTTACTAGTAAATCAAAATCTAAACTTGCAGCGAGGTCTTCGTTAATGTCAATCACCATCTGTGTCGATGAGCTCGAGATCACAACATTCGCGCTGCTGTCGTCATCTAGAGAAATTGGATACCCTTTCTGGAAGGTTCTCAACAAGTTTACGTTGCTGTGATTATTAAGGTCTCTGTCTACAGTAAAAGCAGACGAGTTAATAACACTTCGTACTTGGTAAGGGCCGTCTGTTTGAAGGAAATATAAGTCGCCTACTTTAACAGTTGAAGTAGATGCAATGCCTGAAATCACGTTGCTGCCAGATGTCGAATCAGCTGTAGATGAAAGTGCTGCGGCCGCATTCACATTCTCAGTAGGAATGATTATCAATCCCTTTTCTTGAGTATTAGACAAGGTGCCATCACCAAACGTAAACTTTTCATCATTCAAAAGATTTAACGTATCAGTACCAGAAGTACTAAAGGTACCAGTCATCTTTTTCTTGTACGTGTACGTAGCGCTGTTCGCTACATCTTTAATGCCAATCTGACCAATTGGGAATACAAGTTCATTCTTTTGACTATCAACCAATCCTGCAGTGCTTGCAACGACGTCAGCAAGACCAAAGAAAGATCCGTTGGTTTCTGTCAAGCCAGATATTGTACCGCTATAGTGACAAACGCCTTGGACGTTTCTGAAACTCTTACCACGGTTCATCTTAACGTTATACAAATAAAGATTGTATTGGCTGTCGTGGTTATTGTTATTGTTGTCTTGAGATTCAATAGATCTGACTCGAGCTGTACCAATAACATTTACCGTCGAACTATCGTATGTTACCGTTGAGCTAGTTACTGTTGGATCGGCAGGATTAGGAGAGTTGTGAGCATTAAACCCACCGTCTGTTAGTACAACTGTATCACATACATCGTGACCAAATTGGCCTGTTAGATGATCAACTACTAGATAGTTACCAAAGTTGAGAGACAATGTCTGATCTGTAACAGTGTTAGTGGACGTGGCTTTATCTAACGGCATTCTACTTGAAGATACCGTTTCCATTCTCTGACCTTTGTTGTATCCAATACCGGCACCAATTAAAATAGCAATCTTATCTGTGTTTTGACTTATTGCCTGCGATCCAATAGAGAAAGGATCAACAACATAATCGCCGCTCTCTTCAAAGGTCCTTCTGGCCAACTCGTCGCCTAGTAGATTCAACTGAGCTTTTTGGTTCAGCTGAACTGGGCGGCCGCCTTGGAACTCTACGATAGAAAGGAAGTTGTTAGAAGCAAGAGCATCTTGCGATGTGTTAACAACGAGTACCGGCGTGAGCTTTAATCTATCAGCACCAGGGGCGTTTTCATTATTAAAGCCAGAAGCGTTGTCAAGTAATGATGTGTCAGAGGAAGCGTTTACAATAGCTTCGGTGGTTCTAATACCAACAGTTACTTGATCAGGAAAATCCGTGTATTTTGTTACGACGATCGATTGATCTTCGAATCTTTGGAAATGGCCTTTCTGGAAAATCACACCATCATTAACTGTCATTCTAAACGCTCTACCTACAGCGTCAAATTGTGAGTTACCAGCCTGTTCAAAAGACGAGTTTGCAATTGTAAGAGTATTCAGCTTTTTCAGGTTAACGGTGAACTCGTCATTTACAGTAGCATTAGCTGCATCACCGTTAGCAAATGTAATTTGAATGGACGTGTTATCGTCTGGTGTGAATCCAGTACCGTTAGCAGTAACGTTAATGTGATCAACGTCAGTACCTGCAGCTACTGTTACAATGTTTGCTTCTGCGCCAGTACCACCACCAGTAGTTACGAACGTGATAGTGTCACTATTGGAGAATGCAGCGACTTCAGCATTAGATACTTCAACGCTCTCGATAGTACCGCTTGCTGGGAAGATATCAATAGTTTCACCGGCTGTGTAAGCAGACTCACCCCCAGTACCAATGTTCAAGTAGTGGAAGAAAAGAGTGTTGAGACCTGGGTTTTGCGTCTCAAGACCAGTGGCAGTGTCAGCGACTCTTGCTACCAAGTTAGACTGGTTTCTAATATAATCGCCTTCTGCAAAGGTAGACATAACAACATCTAGATTACTTGTGTCCTTATCATTAATCTTTGCATACTTCAATTGATTATCAAAACTGAAGTTACATCCCTTAATGATGCTACCTTCTTTAAACTGCCAGGAACCAAATCGCTCAATTTGGTTTTGAAGAATAGTTTGAAGCTGTGTTAATTCACGAGCTTGTAGAGGCACTGCAGGTTTGAACAGAACCCTGTTAAAATTTTTCTCTTCGTCATAATCGTCGTAATATGGATTGACGTTTAAATCTGTTTCAAGTGCCATTTATTCCTCTAAAATTTTATCATTAGCTTGACTCGTTCTGTTTGCGAGTCGCTTCTTGTAATCGGTGTAATGTTTTCAACGTAAATAATTTCTCCGGTATGTGGCGTAATGTCAGGACCATTTTCACTAGTATGATATCCTTGAGCTTCGCTATCTGATCCTCTGAAATATACCTCACTACCTGCTTCAGACTCGTTGAAATTGCCCTTCTTGTTTGTCAGCGTAATTGAGCTAGCAGAAGTATTTATACTATGAATGAAGCCTTCCGCGTCAGTTGTATCCTGTGTAATTTTTTCATCTATTTGAAAATCGAGAGACGATGCGTTTACAAATCCAGACAATCTTGTTCTTTGATCGAACACAGAAAATCCAGAACCATCTCTCTCATTGGTTTTAAAGCTAGCGATTGTAGATGTGGTTCCAGAAGTACCGCCTTCAATTTTATGCGTTGTGTTCGAGCTTGACGTAGTTACAAATTGCCCATAAACATTTGATACTGTAATTGTAGAAGCAGTACGTCCAGAAATGACACCAAATGCACCACCAGTATTTTGAGTTAACGTTTCTTCGTCAGAGAATGATGTTCCGGATCCGTCTGCGAGCGAAGAAGTTTTCGTGTTGGCAATCGTCAAAACAACGTTTGCAAATAACGGATCTTTTAATATTGTAACCTGTCTAAAGTCATTAACAGCTGGAATTTGATCGCTCTCACTGTTTTGGAAATCGACAGAAACGCCCACAGTATCTGCATGTAGTTCGTTGATTGGATCAGAGCCATGTCCTCCCTTAGGTGATATAATTGGAATTACATTAGCATTCTCAGCTGAAAAATCACCACTAAGTCCAGTGTTGCCTAAAACCTGTGCAGTAGCATAACTGTACCCTGAACCCCTTGCAGTGATCTCAATTGTATCTATAGAGAAAGTGGCTGTATTAACAATTGCCCTTCCTTCTGCTCCTGATCCGTCACCGCTGATAACCACACGCGGGGTGATTTCAAAAATAGATGTTGTGTCAATTGACGTTGCAAATGCACTGGGTATTAATACCCTTCTTGCAGAACCTGTTACAATGTATTCGCTGATCGTCTTAGCTTGTCCTGCGCCCGCTCCTGCTGCAATGTATAGTGTGCTTCCTTTATAGAAATCAGTATTAGCAGAAAGAGATGACGTAGAAGATGTTGCACTTGTAATGGTTCCTTCTGCAGCACTAGACTGACCAACAACAGTAACATTGCTCGTTTGACCAAAGAAGTTGCCTTTGATATCCGTAACTCTTAAGAACGTACTGTTAGCTTCAAGCACTGTACCGTTTGCAATATTGTTAGCTGTGTTAGGATCGTTGTTACTATCTAATAGATCACCATTAGCATGTTTACCAAACAGATCAATTTTCTCGATTTCAAATGTACCTGAAGTAGTCGTAATTGCAAGATTGGCTCCTGTCAAGGACTCCAATTCAATAATTCTGGTGTTACCGTTTACAGCAGCTACTTTAACTACTCCATTAGCAACTGAAAAATATCTACTACCACCATTCCTAACGTCGACGACGTCGATAGATCCAGCTACTGCATTTCCAGTTACATTTGCATCCTCGACGTACGGGATTTTATCAGATGTTGCAAATTTGTTGTACGTCGCTTCAGGGATCTTAAACATATACTTCCACTGATATTTGTCACCAGTAGTAATGTAGATATCATCATCTGCAGACGTTTCAATTAGCTGAGGCTTGTCAGTAGATGGCTTGCCTCCGTTATTAAATAAGCACTTGAATACTGTATAGTCGCCACCAGACTCTTGTACAACTACAAAGAATCTTTTGTTTCGCAAATCAACCTTATGATCATACTGCTGATATACAGTACCACTAGTCCACTCATAATTATCTACCATGTGCTTCATATCATTTGTGGTGATTTGCTTACCGTAAATCATATCACGGTAAATCTGGTAGAAATTGTCTTCTAATGAAGCGCCGGGATCAGGCGGATCGTTATCATCTGTAAAAGCTACATGCTTACCAAGAGTAACGTAATAAATTGAATTCGCAGTTTCGTCTAATGACTCAACAAACTGCTTTGCATTGTGTGTTTGAAAATTTGTCGTTATTAGTTTTGTCATTAACTTACCGCTCCAATCGAGCTGTTGGCAACGGTAATAACATTGTTAACCGTGCTCTCTTTCACTACTCTACCGAATAGCTTAGTACCTGCAATGTGCGCAACTTTCAGTACTATATCTCTATATTTATCCAAAGACAACCCGGACTCAATAACATATGAGAATGATTGATATTGGTCGTTATCGTGTATATATTTATTGTTAAGGAATGACGTCTTGTCTTCCCAGAAGCCTTCGCCGACTCCTGTAGTTGTTACATTTGCAGTACCAGATACCACGATATTTTGATCTGCATTAGAAGATACTAACGTCAAGTTAGCATTGTGTTGATAACCAAATCCACTATCAATAACTTCCATTTCTGTCACAATACCGTTTGCGGCTTGTGCAATAGATGTCAGATTAGCGTTGTCGCCTATTGGCCTCGAATTAGCATCAGGTTCAACTGACACCACTGTACCTGTAGCTCCAGAGGTAGCTCCAGTAATTACAGCATCTTCTACTAGTCCTACAGAGAAAGAAACTCTCTTCACCAATACAGCATCGTCTTCTAAATCAGCTTTAACGATGCCTTTGGAGGTAGCACTACTTGCTGAGCTTTGCGTGTTAGCTATTTCACCTCTAATGTAGTCTACGTTAGTATTAGGCAAAGAAGCAAAGAACAATAGGTTAGCGCTGTCGTCATAAAACGGAACGTTGTTAGATGCGTCCACAGAACCATCGCTTAGCTTGATTCTAGAATTTTTTACACTGATGTGAGTGAGGTTTTGAGCGTAAACTTCACCGACAGCATTTGCAGTTGAATTGATTACCTGTTGTACAGAACCGCCTATTGCAAACGATTCAGTGTTAACGGAAAATGAGTCTCCGTTAGTATATGCACCCGCCATGCTCTGAAGTCCTAAAGACTGACCCTGTTCAGAGATAGTTTGATTTATTGTTTCACCTACTACGAACGTTCCAGTTTTACCAGACAAATTCATTTTGATATCTCGTCTGTCAAAACCTGCTACGCCTTTCGTATAAACTCTAACAAACGGATTCAAGTTATAATTCTTGCCTGGGTTGATCTCAGACAGAGACGTAATGGTTCCTAGATTGCCTGAGAATCTAGTGAGTACGGTATCAAGAACGCTTGTGAAGTCGCCGTTATCGTCTTTAGGGAAACCATAACCAAAATCAAAATTGGCTGTAAAAGTTAATCCAGATCCACCAGATAAATTGTCAGTGTTACCAGCACTGGAGCTATAAAATCCTCTGCCTGCTTCGTCAACTTGGATTGACGTTACTACGCCTGACGCGTCTGTAACAAGATTGGCAGTTGCATTAGTTGTAGGAGAACCACCACCGGCGCCTCCTCTATCAAAAACGATCTGCTGATTGTTCGTATATCCTGTACCGCCTGCTGTCACCGTTACGCTGTCCAGGAAACCAATTCCGCTGTTACCGCCATCAATGATACAATCTAGATAAGAAACATTTGCTGTATTGTTAGCGCCAATAAAATCAGTATAAAGTGTAACTGGATCTTCGTTTTCTAGCGATCCAATTTTAAACGTTGCTCCAGAACCAGATCCTACCAGCACAACGTTAGCATATGTGTTAGATGTTTCTCCAACAATATGAGCAGCAGCATTAGCTATAAACGTTCCAGAGGCACCGTTCGTATACACAACGTTTCTCAAACCAAGGTGTGTTGAGTTTTGGCCAATCACTTGACCTGTGATAGAAACGTTTGAAAACACGTCAACTACAGCTTCGAGATTTCCGGAAAACTGATCATCAGAATCAAGACTGCTATAATCAGTTCCAACAATAGCTATGTCTGATACCCCGGTATCAGTTACGCCACTCGTATCAATGGTTACAATAGCATTTGTTCTTCTGCCCTTAACCTTTTTATCTGGATTAAATTCCCCAACCACATCGCTGACTACTACCTTTGTGCTATTTGAAGTTGCAATAGTTGCGTTTGCACCTGATGTAGTTACACTGACGCCAATAATGTTAGCTGAATCACTAGACCCGTACGTTATATCATCTGTAGTGTTGAATACGCCAAATGCCCCATTAAGGGTAACTACAGAAGAGTTAACAGAAGCGACAATTCCATTAGCTCCGGTGTTTGCTTGCGTGATAGTAGATCCAGTCGTGAATGCTGCTGTGTTAGATATAAAGGAAAGCTCAATATCGCTTTCTTCGTCAATCTTCTCATTAGCGCCGTTGGCTTCAAAAACATGGTTAGCGTCGTCGTATGTGACAGTTAGACTTCGGGCTGGACCAAATGTTCCAGAGGTAGGAAACACAGTTACGGTTGCATTGGATGTTACGACATCCTCTAGTTTGATCAAATATCCGTTAGCAATCTCATTGTTAGCGCTATCCAATCCTTTAATGATTGGGTTGCTCGTGTTATCATCATCAGCCAAGTACAGCTGTACTTTAGTGATAAGATCAGCTCCACTTAGGATAGTAACTTGCTCTAGTGTCTGTTCTACGTTTTCGAAATCAAGAAACTCAGCATTGTCGACGAAAGAAGAGTTGGTATATGACTGAGCAGCGTTTACTATGTTGTCTAATTCAAGATTCTTATCGTTGATGTCAATTGTAGTAAACGTTGTGTTTGTTGTAAAACCAAAACCACCATCATTCAATGTAAAGCTAACAAGCCCGGTTGCATCATCAACGGCAGTGACTCTTGCTTTACCCTGTCTGCCTGAATCTGCTGTTACCTCAAAAATATCACCAATTTGATTGTTACTACCACCGAGCGTAATGTTGATGCTAGATAGCGAGCCAGTAACCACAGGCATGTCATCCTGTAGACCGTCAGCTGATTTAGTGATTACTTCGCCTCTATTGAAATCTCCTCTGAGATTAGACAAACGAAGTACATGAGTCTTTACGCCGTTCAGTAGCTTTGTAGATATAGTCTCTACGAATGCCTTTGCTCCTGTCGTTGCTCCTAGAATCTCAATTCCCTCGAGACTTTTTAAATTGTCGTAACTAGGAGCATATACTTCAATGTACCTTGGAAGAATGAATTTAGCATCGGATGGTCTAATTACATCATCAGAAGGATAATGTACAGTAGCTGTATCATTAAAAATCATCCTAAACAATAATTGAATTGCTCTTGTAGATCCTTTGGCTTTATAGAAATCAAAGATGTTCTTAACAGTCAGTCGATCGTCACTCTTCAACAGACCAGGAAGATCAGCAAGATATGTTTCTTTGAACTGCTCTAAGAACTGAGCAGTAGTTTTATCTATATCATTATACTCTAACTGATTTCTAGAGACGTCGAGAGTTTCACCAGATGACTCTAGGAACTCATAATACGCTTCCAAAAATAAACGAAACGTTTCACCTTCTTCAGCGTAGAATTGCGGAAACTGGTCTTTTACAAAAATAGAGACCTTGTCCTCAATCTCTCTCATTAAGACCTCTCTTGAATAATTCTAATTGTAGGCAAGTTGTTATATGTCAAAATAATATTCTTATTAGATACGATCGTTCTAGATACTGGCCTTGCAAATACTTTAATAGCCTCACCAGTAAACAGGCTAGTCTTAAACGACTTAATGCTTACTGTACCAGTAACATAGTCGACCGTTCCAATGTCTGTATCAATAACTTCAAGACCGGCCGTCGAGTCTTGAACTATCTGAAGTACGCCCAGACCGTTGTCTCTAAAGGAGCATCCTAGATTGTTATTAAACGTAAACGTAGTCGATCTGATTGGTGCGGTACCATCAACAAACTGGCTGTTAAGTGGAATCTCTCTGTAGATCTCATTATTAAACTGCAGCAAGTGCGTTTCAGTCTTATTGAGTTGTGGTACAAACCTTTTCTCTAGAGTAACATCTGCATCAGTGTTAAGTATTGAAGGATCTGAACTGTCAATTGCAGCTGCTACTTTAGACATTCTCAGCTTAGTATCAAAATCGCCGATGTTTGCATCAGTGTGTGATTTGATTGCCGCTATGACTGTATTCTTTATTTCGCTATCACTCTTAGTGGTGACATTAGGATTATAACGCACTGAGCAACTAAGGTCAACATACAAAAATTCTGGATCGACTACTACAGGAACAATAGAAAGCGGTGCACGAAGACGTGCAAAGGACTCAATGTCTCTTTTTCTTGACAGAGGTATACCTTCAGCATTTTTCAAATCCACAGAAATGATTACTTTACCAAACTGAGGAGGAGTTGCTTCTTCGCCACCATACACGTTGATTGCTTGAACGTCAGAAAAATTCTGTTTGATGAGCGTCTTATAGTCAGACGTTGTAACTGTTCTGTCCTGAATAGTAAGAGCTCTAGTAGCATTCTTTTTTATAGAATTGTCAGTCTCTGCTTCACTACCGCCTCGTGCAGGTGTAGTGGTGGTAATGGTAACATTGCTATACCCTTGAATGTCTCCTACTAAAGTAAACACGTTTGCAGAGTTGGGAACTTCGCCGTTACTTTTACGGTACGTTGCTTGGATAATATTTCCGTTGTCAAGACTCTTGCCTAATACGCCATCACCAAACTGTATCTCGTATCTTCCGTTCTCTGCAGGAACAATAAAATAAGTATTTGTTGTACCGTTAATTCCAATAGTGTTTAAGTTTCTAGTCCACTCTGAGTTTGCTGTATCCGTTGAGGAAACAATTACCTTAACGATGAGGCTGTCAGTATCAATTTGCGAACTTTGTAGTACGAACCTTTGATCAGTGTTAGCAGTATCAGCTTCAAACAGCTCAGAAACAATTTCGCCCTCAAAGATGTTTAAGTTGTTAGCAAAGTAGTTACCGTCGCTATTTTGATTAATAGTGATGCCTTCGTTTGTAGAGAATGTATACGACTTAGAATCAATCGATGTTGTAAAGGACGTGTACTTAGGAATAGTAATTGAAGCGGGCGTATCTGTTGGCGTAATTTGCAATCTAACCACAGCCTTGGAACTTGCTCTAGATTGAGGTAGATAATTTAACGTCTTTGCGTGCGATACGATACTATCTCTAAGAACAGCTGAGTTAATGAATCCTTCATTGGCTACCATGTTGAGGTAGAAATTATTCATGTAGGTATTGTAGGCAAGCACGTCCAGTAGTACGTTCAGATTCGAGCCTGCAAAATCGTAATCTTTGAGCACGCTTTGAGTCTGAAGATAATTCTTCAGGTTTGATTTAATATCTTCGAAGTTAATGTTTGCTACTGATAGCGCTGTGTTTGCCATTACCCTATTCTCTCTATCTGTAAGTTAAGTCTCTGAGGCTCATCAATATTTATTATAGCAAATTTAACTCCGACCATCATTGTGTTGTTGTCCTCATCTGGACTAACTGTTACGTCTAAAATCGTAGCTCTCGGTTCGTGGTTGTCAATTGTCTCTGTAATCAACTGCTTGATAAGCTGAGCAGTCTGAGGCGTAAAGTTTTCAAACAGCATTGATCTAATCTTAGAACCAATGTCAGGCTGCATTAGTCTTTCGCCTCTGTTAGTTAAAATTAAATTCCTGACGGCCTGCTTCACAGCATTTTCGTCTGATTTGAGCGATAGATCCTTCTTTACAGGATGCACCGCGAAGCTAGTGTTGAAGTCAGAAAAAGTACTCATAAGTTTATTTATTACTCCACAAACTCAATGAACTGTAACGCTTTAGTTTTTTCACCAATGTCCTGATGCTTGGCGTAATAAAATTTAAAATCATAGTCAGATAGCTGCCATTTTACAGGTACAATGATAGTGAGTCCTAAATCATATTTTGCCTTTCGACTATCATATCTAATATCCTTTTCTAGCATTTTGATATGGTGTCTAAGAGCATTTGCTCTTTCTGCTACAATAGCTTGACCAGTTTCTTCTGCTAAATTGTTCAATTCTCTAACTTCGGCCAATAGCGGTTTTTTCTCGTTGTTAATCCTGTCTCTGATTCTTTTGTTGACCTCGGCTTCTTCAGGTGTCATTTTTCTTGTAACAATGTTAACTGCCTTTTCTTCAACTTTCTTTTGCGTCTGATTTACTTTTTCTACCACAGGAGCTGCAACATTCTTAGCTGCCGGTTGAACTTGTTCAGCAATCTCTGTAGGTTGTAAAGACTCCAGCCCTTCTTTAATAGCATTACCAGCCTCATCTATTTTAATGTTAGGTATCTGAGAGCAGACCTTATCTTTGAGAGCTTGAACATCAGTTTCGAATGGAGGCAGAAATCCGCCCACAGTTTCTAGAATTTTTTCTGGAGTAGGTAGCCCATTGTTAACTAGATCCAGTGCAGATTGTGCAGCTCCTTCGATAGAGTTAGCATCAATGCCTAGCTCGTTTAGCACTCCAGTTGTATCAATGTTCAGAGCTTTATCGATTGCTGTAGAATCAACACCAATACTACCAAGCAGTCCTTTAGTATCTACGCCAGGGAAGTTTTCAGTGAGACTCTTATACTTTTGTATCATCTCTCCTGGACTATCAGCAGCGTCAAGCAGACCTTGAATTTCACCTTGTAACGTCAAAGCAGGAGGCTCTGGTAATTTAATAGTTTCTTGAAGTTTACCTAGTACAGACTCTGAAGCAGCATTAAGTTGACTATTCAGAGAAGCAAGAGCATCCTCTTGCAATCCAGCAATCGTTTCTTCTGCTGTTGCAGCCAAACTTTGAATGTCTTTTATTCCCTGAGGGATTCCACAATCTGCCATATTATCCTCCTATGTTCACGTTACCTGAACCGCTTGCAGCGTGACCGCAAGTTGCTGCGTCGCCAGCTCTTGATATGCCGATACCATTGGCCTTTACTGTACTCGATCCCGCGGCCATAGTAGGCGCTGCATGGGGTCCAGTACCGTGACCTGTTATTGCATCACCAATTCTAACAGCTCCTTTGCCGTTAATGTTTACGTTGCCAGAACCACCTGTAATTATAGCTCCAGCACTGTCCTGTCCTTTTCTAGCTCCACCTGGCATTAGTTCAAGTCAATCGTACCCGCATCCATATCAATAGACGATCCACCATTAATGTCCATTGACGTGGCATCGGTAGTCAATGCTCCTCCATAACTTTCGGTTACAGCGCCGCCTGTCGTCTCTGAAATTGTAGTAGCTACGTTGATCGTCTGAGAAGCGTCGGTTTTGATAAACATATCTCCAACAGCTTTCATCGTTGTAGTGGCCTGTGAACCTATCAACAAATCAGAGCCTGTAATGATTGTGCTGTTGCCAGCTACCTTAAGACTGTAATTTGGATTCTCTGAACCGGATACGGTTCTATTAGTGTTAGCAAAGTTCTTGATCTCTTCTTTACCAACAATTGTTTCTGTTCTCGTATTAGAGTTAGTCTCGCTGTATGCACCAATCTTGATATGTGCAGTTACACCATGTACTGTTTGATACTTATCTCTATTGATAACGATGGATTGATCTGACAAAATTTCTTTAGCCTCGTTACCAGCAACTTTCTTAATGTAATCGCCACCAACCGTCAAGAAGTAATCGTTCTCGACCTCAGTGAACATATTGCCCTTGACATACAGTCTAGCGTCGCCTTCAACCCTAACATTGACGCTGCCCTTGACCAGCACGTCTTTGTCATTAATGATAATTTCATAGTCATTTCCGTTTACCTTTGTGACACGATTACCGTCTGGCTGAACCTCCATAAAGGTACCGGTCGTATGATACCAATGAATACGCTCTGCATCTGGTGTATCATCAACTTCAAACAAATGACCTGCTTCAGTGTACCAAACGTGATTAAGTGGATATACTGACTGAGGCACTGTAGGAGGAAAGTCTGGTCCTTGTCCTCCAAACCTAGGATGCGGCTCGTCAAATTTAGGCCTCACATAATAGCTATCAGCTTTGTTGGGCTGCACTTGTTTGACTTCTGGTGCTCTTGCAGTCTCAATATCAGTAATTCTCTTATCGCGTTTTTCGATTAGAGTAATATGATCTTCTGCAGTCTCATCGCGAGCATGTCTGTTGACTGATGATTCATTCAACTCAGCAAGTTCTGGATCATTGAGCGGATAGATTTCATTTGGATCATTGAAACCTCTATCTTTGTTTGGGGGTTCGCTTGGATTACCAACAAGAGTACCCATAACCAATGGCTGCTGAAACTCACCTTCATCTAAGAAGATACCAAACACCCATGAACCCTCAACAATACCTGTTGGCGATCTACCAACACCACTCATGCTAGCTGAAGTGACGGGATTGAGAACGATTGCCCATGGAAGCAGTTCAGTTGGTACTAACGACTTATCGCTGTTGTGTACGCTGTAAACTCTGACCTTCACTCTTCCTAGCTTATCAGGGTCGTTTCTATCTTCAACGACTCCGACAAAATGTCTCATTCCTGTAAAACTAGCCTGTCCACTGTCCATTATTAACCTCTTGCAACCACGTTCTTTTCTGGGTTCTCAACATTAGCTCTGTAGCTTTCTTTATTAAGAACTAAAATACATTCATACTCTTTTCTATCCACCATGTGGAATATCTGTGTTATTAACCATTTGCCAGATATCTTGGGCTCCTGCTGTTTACCTTTTGTCTTAGCAGAGAGCTCCATCATATCAAGATCAATAACTGTTCCTACTGTCAGCTCACTGTTGCCGGGTATACGTGCCCTGGCTCTTACACCTTTAAGCGAATCATAATAGAAACGTCTTCTTGGAATCAACGCTTCAAAGTTATTTGATATGCTTGGATCAGATTTTGACTCATGAATCCACCTCGTACTGTTGACAGTGTTCAAGTGACGATCCATTAACTCTTGGCTGTCATAAGACATTGCGACGTCATCTAAGTGAGCGAAGTCGCCGAAGTTTTCTTTGACTAGTAACACATTTGTTATGATCGTCTGATTTATGAGGTCGATTTTTTTACACTGGTTTGCATAAGAGCCAGACTTAATTCTATACATAACGTCCTTGTTAGAATCAAAGCTAATCTCTTCTATCATGAACTGTGAGTCAGGATCGTTATTGTTTTCGGATGACGTGGGCGTGTATTTGTATTTGACTGCGTCGGATCTATTCTCATCAATCAGTCTTTCAATGTTGTGAAAGTGAAACCCTTTAGAGTTTTCATAAAACGTAAACAGGCTGCTCGAGTACCTTGAGTCAAACGAACGTCTCGTCAGCATCTGATAAGTTTCATACGGCGTCATTCCAGGAACAATGAACCTATCAATCCCAGACGTCTCATGTATGTCCAATGGCTTATCTGTACCCAGCGTATCAAACACATCTTGCACAGCATCACTAATTTTTGAGTTATATGCTTTGTTAATGTCAGTTGTCGATTGAGTAAAATGCTCTGGCGTCACTCCAAACATCTGATATACCTTACCAAAACCACTATTCGGATCAGGCGTAACTTCAATCTTATAGACCTGAAACAACATGCTGATCTCTTCTTGACCGGGACTGTTAAACGTCAACTCAAATGTTTCTGTGCCATCAAAATCAACTTTGTTGAGAGCATCCGCAGCGTCTACGAGAGTTAGTTTGGATTGTACTGAGTCCTTAAAAATGTCCTCTTGTATTTCAAAGTTCGTAAATGTATTAGTGACGTTCAATGAACCACCAGAGTGCTTGAATTCAACTAAACTTATTTTACGACTTTTCTGAATATACTTAGACATTATCCACTCATAGCTTCTTTGAGCAACTCAGACGCTCTATCAGCCATTCTATAATCGACCAATTGAATAGTTCTTTTTGCCTCGTTTAACTCATCTTCATAATTAAATGCATACACCGGCTTATAATTAGAAGCATTGACAGCATTGGTTATACCAGGAAGCACTGTAACAGTACCTGCTGTATGAAGATCATACGTTTCTTTGCTGATTGTAGTCCCAGTCTCGCTGTTTTTGTAATGTAATATTTTTGATCTAGCGGTCGTCAATGAACCATACTTCTCGGCCATTGCATCGTAGAACTGAGCTTGACTTAGTGGCCATTGGTAGTATGGATCTACGATGTCATTGGCTAGAAACACCAACCATACGAGTTCTGGGTCATCGTAATAGTTAGCTGCTACTTGATCTGGTCGTTGATCGTGTTCAATGACGTACTTGTAAAATGTAAGAGGATTCCTTAGAATACTTTCTTTGATTCTAGGTCTTGCCATGATGTTTTTTGCAATCTTGGCACCATATGTAATTGTAGGAAATCCTTTGAAGTATGCTTTTGAGGCCATTATTGATAATCCTCCGATGTCCAGATTTCAACTTCTTGGAAGCCCATAGTCAAATCAATCACAGCTGGAGCTCCAGTACCTGCCATTAATAAGTTGCCACCTTCAGGTTGATAGTTTGCTGAAAACTCAGTGACTGCAGCTCTTTTGAAGAAATGTAAAAAGTCACCAGACCCTTGATAGAAACAGTCTACTTGATTTGGATATTTTAGGTAGAAGTTATTTTCTGAGGTAACAAAAGACGGGTGTATAGCTTTTTGAAGTGACTTGATTATATCTTTTAGAGTTCTGCTCTCCTCTTCTGACTGAGGTGCTAACTTCCAATTTAGCGTAAACTTTTTCAAACCAACTTGCTGGAACAATAGAGCTACGTGAGGATTAGTGACGTTTCCTAATGCTAAATCCGAAGCGTTTTTCAAAGATTGAACTGGATTGAGTTCCCTAGCAATTGCTCCGCCTAACTGAATTGTAGATGCAGCTAGCTTCGTGTAATCAACTTTTTCTGGCTGTTCACTGTCTCCAGTTTCATTGCCTGCGTTTTGAAGTTTGTTTACTAATTCTCCGCCAACAGACGTTAATGATGCTCCAACTGTACCGAGAGCCGTTTCATTATATGACAGCGCAGCTGCATCAGTAATTCCAGAACCTGGTAACGGCAATGCTACTGACAACGTCGTTTGCTCGTTTGCAGAATCACCGTTAAAGTTGTAATCGACAAAATTCATAAGGAAGGAATGCACGCCGAGATCTGCAGGAAAGCTCATCACGCCTACCAATCTATTTTCGTCTAAATTTCTTCTAATTTTTTCAGCCGCGTTGAGCGGGCCCTTTCGTTTTCTACCTATTTCCATTATTGTTCCTAAATAGCTCTATGGCATACAGCGGTAAGTTCGTTCCTAAACGCCCGGAAAAATATTCTGGCGATCCTTCTAACATTATTTATAGAAGTTTGTGGGAACTAAAGCTAATGAAGTATTTAGATGCGCACTCTGAGATAGTTAAATGGGCTTCGGAGGAGTTTGCTATACCGTACCGAAGTCCAATAGACAGACGTATGCACAGATACTTTCCGGACTTCTGGGTAGAAAAGTCAAACGGTGAACAGATAGTGATTGAAGTTAAACCAAAGCAGCAACTTGTACCGCCAAAAAAGCCAAAACGTCAAACAAGAAGATACTTGAAAGAAATGCACACCTATGCTATCAATCAACGTAAGTTTGAGGTCGCAGAAGAATTTTGCAAAAATCGAGGAATGAAATTTATGATCATGACTCAAGATAACTTAGGAGTTATAGGCTAATGCCAGCATACGCGTTCAAGAGAGTTCTCAAAATGACAGAGGATAACTTCGATATGGAATTTAAGTCCATGAGGGATCTTTATGTCAAAGAAAATGGCGACCCAATTGAGTATCTTAGAGAGATGGCCCAAGAGGAGGTCAATAAAAGACCACAAAAAGTTTTGCAAGGTGCTGGACGTACAAAGCGACTTCTTCCTGGACGATTGTATATGTTCAAGTACAATCCAGTTGGAAAAGGTACAGAGAGACTTCCATACTACGATATGTTTCCTGTCGTGTTAGTTATCAATGTGTACGATAAATACTTCCAAGGCATCAATTTCCATTACCTGCCTCCAATATACAGAGCAGAGTTAATGGACCAGCTTTATAGATTTGTTATTGCTCCAGACGTACAATCAAAAGACATAGGCTCATCGATACGAGCTAGATTGAACACAAATAGAGTTGACTACGGTTTTATGAGCAAACGATTTAATCTAAGATCATTTAAACCAATGTTCAAAAGGTATAGAAGGTCTAATGTAGTTGGTCCTTACTTGTACGTTCCTCCTATCGGTTGGGACGCAGTTATGATGATGCCGCTTCAGAGGTTTAGAGGAGCTGGTATAAATAGAGTATACAAGGACTCTTTAGAGAAGAGAAGACGACGTGGCTAAATTAAAAGACATTGCATCAGACATATTTAACATTGCTAAGGGCATTGGTCTTAGTAAGCCGGCTACTGGTGATCAACAAGAATTCAGTCTTGACAAGTTCATGGGTAAGATGCAGGAGCGTAACAGTTTAGCTCGCGCAAACAGATACGTCGTTCGTATTGCCCCTCCTCAATGGGCTTTAGAATTGGGTGAGAAAGAGACTGCAGACGATTTAGTTTTCTTTTGCGATAATGTAAACTATCCTGGAACATCCATCATTCCAGTTGACATTAAGAGACAGGGACTAGGTACATTTGACCGTAGACCTTCCAACATAATTGCTGATGAAGTAACAGCATCTTTTATGCTTGATAACACTGGACGTAATCTAAACTTTTTTCACAAGTGGGCTCAGAACATTGTAAACATGGATGAATCAAAAGGTCCATACGGTGTAACCAACAATGCTACTTTTGGTGAGATCCAATACAGAGCTAGATACACAACCACGATGGAAATTGAGATGTACGATCAAGCTGCAAACTTGATTAATCGTGTTAAGATGTTTGAAGTATGGCCGTCTCAAATCTCACCAGTAACCCTTGGTTGGGCTCAGAATGATGAGTACGCAAGAGTCCAAGTTAACTTCCAACAAAGATATTATACTATCGATGAGTTTGAACCTACGGCTTCAGATCCTCGACAGATGAGTGCTTTTGAGCAGCTATTGAGAATTGGTCAATCAGCAAGAGCTCTTAAGTCAAGTTTTAAAACACCTAACAACGTAGGTGATGTTATTAACGTTGTAAGCAACACCCAAACGTTCTTAAAGGCGCTTGGAGGTAAATCATAATGGAGAATTGTAATGGCTTTACCCAAAATTCAGCAACCGCTGTTTCATTTAACACTACCTGTGTCTAAACTAAACGTAAAATTCAGACCTTTCCTAGTAAAGGAAGAGAAGATTTTACTTATTGGTAAGGAAGGTGGTTCTGCTCAACAAATGACTGCGATCAAGCAACTGCTTAAAGAAGTAGTCATTGAACCCGAAGACTTTAAACCTCAGGATCTGACGCTTGTCGATATGGAATACTTGTTCATGAGATTGAGAGCAAGATCAGTACAAAACGTTGTTGAGCTCAGATATAGAGATAAAGAAGACGGAGAAGTGTATAAGTTTAGTATCGATCTAGATGAAGTAGAACCCGAATTCAGTGATGAACACGTCAGTGAAATTGATCTAGATGGCAATATTGGTGTCGTGCTTAGACAGCCTACACTTGGCATTGTAGAAAAGTTAAACATTAAAGAAGGCGAAGAGGCCAACCGAGAATCAGTATACAAGTTGTTAGCAAGCTGTATTGAGAGAGTTTACGACAGTGAAGAGGTGTATGATGACTTCACAGAAAAGGAAGCAGTAGAGTTTTTGCAGAATCTTGACATGGCAATGTTTGAGAAAATCAAAAAGTTTTACGATACTCTACCCAAGTTATCTTACACGCTGAACTACAAAAACAAGATGGACAATGAGAGAAAAATCGTTTTGCAGGGGTTAGCCGATTTTTTTTAATGTTGCTGAGCCATAACACGCTCGCAAATTACTACTCAACCATTTTCGCATTGGTTCAGCATCATAAATACAATATATACGACGTGGAACATTTGATTCCATATGAGCGTGATATTTACGTTGCTATGTTAGTCGACCACTTGAAGAAAGAAAAAGAAAAGTGGGAAGCGCGAAAGTCTCAGCAAAGTCAAAAGTGGGAAGCGCGAAAGTCTCAGCAAAGTCAAACAGTCAGGAGATATAAAAAGTAACATGGCAGAAGAAGAAACTAAAACATTTCACCCAGCTGACACCAACGGCGACGGTAAGGTAAGTCCAGAAGAAGAAAGAATGTATCTTGAGTTCAAGAGAAAGGAACTCGAAGATGCAGATGCAATGAGAGATGCTCAACGAAGCATGACGTGGTTCGCACTGTTCGGACTACTGCTCTATCCGTTTGCAGTTGTACTCGCAGATGGCATTGGTCTCGACAATGCGTCTAAGATATTAGGTGACATGGCTGCAACCTACTTCGTGTCTGTAGCCGCAATCGTAGCTGCCTTCTTTGGTGGCCAAGCATACACATCGAATAAGAAGTAACCTATGGCGCTTCCAACAGTAGAAGTCAACGCTCATATAGATCCTAAGCCAATTGCTGATGCAATCGCTGAG